GCGCAACAGTTTCACTTACCTGCCATGCAAAAATCCCTTTGAAGAACATGTCGTCTGGCGAGTCATACGCGGCGTGCTGAAGCGTTGTATGGGCCAGCTGCCTGACGGCATCATAAGACTGAATAGCGGAAATGGTCACACTCTGCAAGGTCACATGTGTAACAGAGGGGCTGATAGCAGAGCCTTTCGGCGGGATCATATCTCCCGGAGACGGGTAGGCAGTCTGCATTGACCACAGCAGCATGGCCTGTGATACAAAGGCGCTGACCCTCGGGATCTCAATATTGTCAGAACGCAGAACGAGCTCGCAGATGCCGCGTGCAACCGAGAAGCTGGCAACGATATCCGGTGACGGGTAGAACGCTGACGCCATAACGGTTTCGCGCATCTGGTAGGAGAAGACGCCCGTCATGTTGGCCGGCGGCAGATAATCGGCTTTCTGCAGCACCAGCTGATCGGTTTCGCGAACTATGTCAAACGACTGCACCACGTTCGACTGGGCATGTAACACCATCTCCGCCAGCTGCCGGGAGGAGGTAGTGGATCGGGGTGTCGGAAAATCCGAGTTCTGCAGCACGGTTTCAACCGTTTCGCGGACTTCATTTGTTCCCTGCAACGGCAACGGGTCCTGCCACGCGTACATCGCCAGTTGGACAGACTGCGAAGCACCGGTGAAAGACTGCGGCAGGAAGGACCCTGTAAGCCCCTGCAGCACTTTAAACGCTGCCTGACGTGTCACGGTGTCAGATTGAGGCAGATAGCCCATAGGCGTTCGGCGCAGGAGCAACTGGGATACCGACAACGCGAACACGTCCGATTTATAAATTGCCAGGGGCTGACTGCGAAGAACCAGTTCGGCTACGGTCGCCACATAGTCCATCGAAATAGAAACGTGTTCCTGATCGTCTGACTGCAGCGCCAGCTGGATTACCTGTCTCGCTTCCTCGATGCCGAACGGCATGCCCATTGGATAATTCAGCAGCGCCAGCTGCCGGGCAGTCAGGACTTTCGTGACCGACTGGTCAAACGGGAACGTCGATTTGCGAAGGACCTGCTGCACAACCTGATAGGTGGTCTCAATGGAAATTGTGTCAGCGACAGTTGGCCACAAAGATTTCTGCCAGACGTATTGCTGCGCCTGCAGCGCCACCGCGTGAATGGTCGGCACACTGTTCAGCACCATCAGGGCCTGTTTGTATTCCCCGTAAAACACCAGGTCCAGAACGCGATAAAGCACCTGCGTATATTCTTTATACAGGTAACTGTATTCCTTCGGCGTAGACGTAGCGGTCAGGTAATCGATCGATTCGGCATACAGTTTAGCGCGGGTCTTATCGCTGATGAGCCACTGCTTCGCAAGGTTGATTTCTTTGACAAGGTCGCCGGGTGGTTTCGTAGAGGTGAGAAGGTCCCGGCTCTCTGAAAGCAACCGGCCCTTTGGTAAATCGCTGATGAGCCACTGGCGCGAGACTCTGAAAATATTAACGGCCATCGATCCGCCTTAGTTGACGATTTTAAAGCCGTATTTGAGCGCCGCCGCTTTTGCCGGTGTCCACGCATCTCCTGACGGTGTTTTGTTCAGGACAACCGAACGCATCTGAAGACCGCTACCCGCCGCAACGACCCCCAATGAGTTATCGGTTTTGGTCGTCGCATCCTGTGTCGGGATAGACATGGTGTGCGAAGACGCAGAGGCGTTCTGGAAACGGGCATGAATCTGAACCGCGTATACCGTGCCTGCAAACTGTGGGATAGACGACGTGGTAGTCTGGTACATATCTTCCGCTCCGGCTCCGTCGCCTGACAGATAGGCCGCAGGAGTCGTAGTATCAGCGATCGGATCGTTAACGACATCGTAGTTGCCATTAAAACCATCGGGACGGGTGAACATCGTGCTGACGTCTGTATCCGGGGCCTCCCCCATAACGCGGGTGGTTTTTCCCAATCGGCTGTTCGGCGCCACGCCATCCGTCAGGTCTAAACAATAGATGTCGCTGATGTACACGCCGCCCATGTCTGCGCTAGGAACGAAGTTCTGGCCAAAACAGTAGGCATGACGGATCTGAAAACCGTTAGCAAATGGCGCATCGTATGTCGCATTCCACGTTGCTGTGCCTGCGTAAATGTCGTCCACCCAGATTTTAATGGTCTGTGCAACAGTATCGACCTCACATTCGAAGAAATGGTCAGTGTCATACTTCAGCAGAATGCCTGCCGCGTTAGGGTCTGCCGCGCCTTTAATCCGGAACGTCGGCGGGTTTATAGGCCCTACTGCGGCGTCCGTTACCGACGCCCAGTTGACCGCGGGGCGACCGGCATTGTCTGCACCAAAGGCGGATTGCGCTGCGGCGAAAGTCCCGCCAACCGCGAAGTACCGCAGCTGCATGGTGGCAGTCGGAGCCAAACGGACTCTCCCTGCTGCACAAAACTCAAATAGCTGCGGACAGTTGTATGTGGTCCCGCCAGTGATGTAGGAACCGGATTTAAAGCGCGCCAGGAACCCCACGACATATTTCGTTTTAGGTGTAGCGAACAGCCTTTCCAGTCCATACACCCCGCCGCCTGATTGGTTCTGTCCGGCATTAGGTGGGTTAATGGAAAATCCGAGGCGCTTTTTCGTTGCGACAATAGGATCCTGATAAATGCCCATTGTGTGATAAGCAACGTTAACTCCGTACAGACCATTGGTAGTGTCTGCGACGCCATTATAACCTGCAAACTCACGCCACTCGCTATCGGTCTGAATAGGCCGTTTTGTTGAAAAGTCGAAGTTGCCCACGTCAAAACGCTGGAACGACTCCATCATTATTGCACCCATGTCGCCCCCTTAGCGCGTGATGATACCGAAGCTGGAAGCCTCAACAATGTTCTGTGACCAGTCACCGCCTCCCGGCGGGGTTTCCAGTGTTGCCTGCAAATATTTGTTCGATTCGGTCAGCCCCACTTGCACCTCTGACTCAGTGCCGCTGACGTTCATGTACAGACCGAGATTTCGGGTATCGAGGTCTCCTTTCCGTGCCAGCGCCACGATGCCAACGCCGTAAATCTGGTTATTGTTTGGCAAGAGGTCATTCGATTTGAAAATGTCCCGGTCACCATTAATATTCGACTGCAGATACGGCTTGTTCGTTTCCAGCGCGCCAAGTTGCCCGGCCACGGAGAAATGTGTAGTCGGGGCAGGCGTGGCGCCGTTGGCGACAATAGCCCACTGGGTTGTGACGTCAGCGGATGGCTTTCGGGTTGCCACGGCCGCCGGTCCAACGCGATCAACGCGAACGCCGCCGTTGTTATCGAGGATGTAGAAATCATCGATCAGCTGAACGCCTGCAGCAGACTGGGTTGCGGTCTGGCCCCATGTGATTGTGACGGGACTCGGCATCGCTTCGCTAAACGGCTGGGTCAGCTGCAGTTCGTTATTCGCGTAGACCGTGACGGCGTCGTTAGCCACGTCCACTACGACTTCAATGAAGTACCAGGCATTCAGGATCAACGTGCTGGCACCGGTATAAGTCTGACCGCCATAGGTCGCTTCCAGTTTGCCGTTCGTCACATTCCAGTTGAGGTCGATAACGCTTTCGATACGGCACACACGCATGCGCGCGCCGGTCGCTTTAATCGCGAAGCCAAAGACCACCTTCGTCGCCGTGGCGGGCGAATAGCCGTAGGAAATAGACGGGACTACCGAGGCATTAGCGGCAACCGAGAACTGCAACGCCCCCTGACCAGTTTGACGACCTTCGGCAATCGCGAACGTCGTGGCAGAGGCGTTACGTACAACATAACCTGCCGCCTCCAGGTATTTCTGAACAGTCGCACCCGTCTGGCCGATTGCCATGTAATGATCGAAACCATCAATCCATCTTAACATTTTCTGTACTCCGGTTATGGGCGGACAACGACGCCAAAGGGGGTATCGAGGACACTGCTGTCTGTCCATGTGGCGCCAGCGGGGTCTGTTGGGAAGACAGCATAATTGTATGTGGGCGTGGTAAGCAATGCGCTGACCAAAGTTTCCTTTTGAGGACCTGCTTTAGCGCCGACAGCAATGCCAATCTGGCGGTTATCAATATCCGATTTCCGGGCGCGGACGACGACGCCGACTGCGGTGATTGGTTTGCCATTGCCGGTCGCCCCCGAAAGGAATAAATCCTGTGCACCACTGACCGCAGACTGAATGTATTGCGTCTCAACCGGAGGACGGTTATCGACCATGGCGAAGTGGTCATCTCCTGTTGCAGCGGACCATTCTTTCGTGACGTCCTGGGTAGGAATGCGGATCGAAATCGCCTGCGGCCCTACGCGGTCAACCGGGTTAGGGTTCCCACTGGTGATGAAGAAGAGGTCATCGAGGCGTTTGGTTGCTTTGGCGGGCGAGGGCCATGTGCATTTCCAGGTATTCAGGTTCTGCATGGCGGCCGGCATCGCGACGGTCAGGTCTTTCACGTTGTTCACGTAAACTTCGATCGTCTGGGCAGCGCGGTCCATGACCAGCTCGAAGTAATACCACAGGCCGATAACCGGAATGACCGCCCCTTTTGACCCATTGATCTGCAGTTTGTCCGGCCATTCCAGTTTGAACGCGTTGTCGATGCTGACGATATCTTCCCGCGAGGTGTCACCCTTGTAGGCGAATGCCAGGATAACCCGGTTGGCGCCACTGGTGAACGTGCGGGAAATGGACGAATCCGGGTCGCCGCCAATGGCAACACAGACCGAATTCGAGGTCCGACCGTCCGCCAGTGAAAGCGTGCCAACTGGCGCATAACCGGCCTGCGCTAAGTCGGTCGTTGTACCATCTTTGAACTGCTCGAAGCCGTCCATAAACATGATCATTAAATGTTTCTCCTCAACACGGCACCGAACTCCGCGTCTTCAATAGATGATTTGGTATCGCCGTCCACGGGGAACTGTGAGTACCGGTAACGCCAGTCCATCGGCACATCTCGGACATCCACATCGCGCCCATCGAACCGGGCGGTAATGTACAGGTCATCAATGGTCGTTTTACGGATCAACGTTACCATACCGAGGGCGACGACCTTATTATTATCAGGCAGTTTGGCAGAAGATTTAAACGACTCTTCCGCGTTGCTGACATTCGCAATCAGGTATTTATCCAGCTTATCAATTGGCAGGACGCCGACCATCGCCCAGTGCTCTGCAGTCGGGCCTTCTGATGGCGCCCACGCATTCGGAACGGCATCTTCGGTCGGGAATCGGGTGGTGATCTGCATAGGGCCTAACCGGTCGTTATCCCGCATGTAGAAATCGTCATAGTTCCGTGTCCCCCCGCCAGTGCCATCGTTGACGGCATCGAATGGATTTAGGCGCACGGTGATTGACGATTCGGCTGCCATCTCTTCCGGCATGACAACCTGCATATCGGCTTTCCCGTTCAGGAAAAGGGTGACCGTGCGCGCGGACCGGTTCAGCAGCATTTCGACGTAGTACCATCGGTCTTTCACGGGGCCGGCGTTTCCGGCGACATCCCCGATCATCGGCCTGCCGGTATCTTTGTTCAGCGTCAGCACGATGCCACCGGTAAGCTGCAGAAGTGGCCCACGGGCGGCAAAGCGCACCGCGAACCCAACGGTAAACAGATTGCCGCCCCATGCCGCTGCGCGCGAGATAGACGAGCCTGTCAGCACCATACAGCGCCCGGACTTTCGCCCGGTTGCCGTGGTTACCGCGCCCATGACGTCATAGCCTGCCAGTCGCATCTCTGCGCCAGCGTCGGCCATCTTGTCGAACTGTTCGAACCCATCAATAAAAAGCGCCATGATTACCCCACGATATTTAATCGGAAATTCCATCCGAAGTTCTGGAATCCCGGAATGATGTTGTCCGGCGCTTCAAGGATAAACAGATCGCCTGCGCCAAAGGATACCGGTGACGCCACGGTAAATACTCCGGTGGACTGTCCGCTGTCAATGGAAATCCTGCCGACGATAGTCGAGTTTCGTTTGAGAATCAGCTCCACGTAACCCGGTGACCCTTTCGCCATCTGGAAAGAACTGCCTGCTGCATTCACCGGCATCGATACTGCCTGCACCATTGGCAGAAACATCAGCAGTTCCTTTGACGCCACGGAATACGGAACCGTGCCGCCGATGTCGTAATAGACCGGCACCAGTCCGGGGTCCGTTCCCGGAACCGCGCCGGTAGACTCGTCGAGCCAGGCCACCCCGTTGAACCAGATCCATGAATTCAGGTTAGCCAGTCGAGCTCGCGTCCCGCGTGCCGGTTCAAAGAAGGCCCACTGGCCAGCGATGCGATAGGCCATCTTGTTATCCTGATTGGCCCATTCTCCTGTTGCCCCCGATGCCACAATGTACTGGTCTCCATCGTCCACGTTTTGAGGCGGTGACGCGAAGTTCATGTTCAGAATGTACGGAGATAGCAGGGCATCCACCAGCTGCAGGTTCGTGTTCATCGGGCCGCCCCAGAAATCCTCTCCGGCGACCCATCCATATTGCACCTTAAATCGTGGCGCGGACTTTGCTGGCATTATCTATTTCCTCAAAGTGTCTTCGGTAGCGTGTTAGCCCAGCCATGGTCCCAATCATATGACCAGTTGCCAGCGAAGTCTGGGTCTGGCGGTTGCGGCGGGTCAATAATGACAGGCGGTTCTTCCGGTGGCCAATCAGGATCTACCGGTTCAGTCGGGTCCGGAGTAGTCGGGTCAATCGGGTCTGGCTCTTTCGGCGGCTCAGACGGGTCAGGCGGATTACTCGGATCAGTCGTTACCGGCGGAGGCGTGGTTGTCGGTGGCTTATTACCGCCGCCGGGTTTCTGGCCCACAGGACACGCGTATGACGGAACAATGAGGAAGAATGAGTACCCCTGCCACGACATCAGATCATCTTTCACCGAGAACAGAGTTGCCTGAATTGTGACGCTGCCGCATGCCTGGAATGCGCGGCCTGCAATCTGACCGTCGGCTGCAGCCATTTCAGGGGTGTAGGTGAACCCTCGACCTTCGATGTCATATTCACGCAGTGTCGTCTTCGTTGCACCGCCGGATGAATTGGCTTTGGTGTAACCGACCCACAGACGGTATTTAGTTCCCGGCTCCGGCCCGATATTATCGACAAGGTGGTCAATCGCATCCCCTGCCTGGCTAAGACGGTCGCGGTCTTTCCACTGGAACACAACCGGGCGACCTGTTACCACGCCATTCGAGTCAGTGCTGAAGGTGGTGACCGGGACCCACCAGCGCTTACCGTCCACCAGCACGTTGCCCGGCGGATACGGACGTACCGGCCTTTTCTTCAGCTGCAAGTCGACGCCACTGATGTCGGTCAGCTCATACGGAACAGAGAACGTGTCTGGTTTCAGTTTGACTCGAACACGGTCTTCACCCGCGTAAGCAAAACTCGACATCCCATTACGGCGCTGGAAGAACCAGATAGGCGCATTCTTACCGTGCATAGCTGGCACTGTGTCCGCTACACCACGCCCGATAATCAGCGTGCCGTTACCGATGCCGTCGATGCGGATGATCTCGCTGTCAATCAGCGCCAGGTCACCGATGTTCACACTGGACAACGGAACGCCATCTTCATCAGAAGACGAGGAATACTGGATCTCGGTATCGAGGTAATCGATCAGCGCGCTGGTGGTTGCCCACGGGGTGAACTCGCCAGAGCCGCTATTCCGGTATCCATCTTCGGTGTATGTGGTTTTATCGCCCACGGTCACCGCAGTCAGACGGGATGAGTAAAACCCGAAGGAGTCTGTCAAACGGTCAGATGGACGTGCCGCTACTGCCATCGGACGGGAGTTAGACAGCGACAAATTCTTACGGAACAACTCCAGATACGGGGCTTCAAACACCTGCGAATCCATGCGGACCGGCATCAGCGTTAACTGGCCTGCTGACTCGGATAGCTGGGCAATCGATACGCCGTCGGACGGGATATCGTCGGCATCCGGTGATGCTTCCTGGCCCGACTGCTCTGCCAGCATTGCCATCATCAGACCCTGTGTTTCAGTAGAGTCGTCTTCGCCGCCATTATCCGGGCTGACTGTCTGGCTGCTCTGCTGCGCCATCATCTTCATCTGCAGGAACGTCGCGATGTCCTGAACCACGAAACGCATGGTGTAATACTGCCATGACTCATACCCAATGCGGCGGGACCAGAGACGGGCGACCATCGGGAATTCGCGACCGTCATCCTGTTCAGTGACACCCAGATCATTCATGGCCTGCGCCCAGAGGTATTCATAGCCCTTGCCATTGATGCCGGTTTCTTCGCGAACCATGATGCCCTCTTCGTTGTAAAAGCGCATCAGATAGGCAGTTCCCGGCTCTGGCCCGATGTCACCGACCTCATGATCAATTCGGGTATCTTCCTGCGCCACACGATCGCGGTGATTCCAGCTGAACGCTAATACCGGCGTATTTTTATTCAGCTGTGCCGTGGTGGCGAACCAGCGCAGATTTCCGTTCATGAAAACGTAGCCCGGTGCGTATGGCCGGATGAAACGGAAGTTCATCAGAACCGTGTCAATCGGCGCGTCTTCTTCCTTCACACGACCCGCAAAGGTGTAAGGCAGAACCTTACCGTTAACGGTCTCGCCGCCAACATAGGCCAGTGAGTCGCTGCCCACGTCCTCTTCGAAGAACCACGCAAGAACCCCCGCGAAGTGCTGGAATGGGATCGTGTCATAGACCCCGCGGCCTACCGTCAATTTGTAGGTGTCATTCAGCTCTTCTTCGATTGCATCAACGCGAAGAATTTCCTCATCGATCATGATGCAGTCGCCGACATCCGCGAACTCCATGTCCTTCGTTTTCTCAATGCGAATAACTGTATCGAGATAGCCTACGGGTGCCGTCAGTTCGCCCAGCGGGTTAAAGCCGCCCTGCCCACGGACATCAAAGGCGGTCTCACCATCGGCTTTCATCGCCAGGTCATAGCCCATTGAAATCGGGGTTGGCTTCTCTGCCGCCATGCCGTAATAACCGTACTGGGGTTTGATTGCAGCGAACTCGCCTTCCGGGAACATGCGATTAAGAAGCGCGTATGGCACCTCGTAAGCGCGACGACGGGCGATAGAAGGTAAACGGTCAGGCGGGTTAGTCTGCGGCGGCTGAACAGCGGCTGTGCCGTTTACTGGCATGGCGAATACGTCCTCAATGCCGGCCACTTCAATCTGACCGCCGGTAATCGGGTCTTCGCGTACTTCACCGGCTCGGACTGCGATATCGATGCCGCCGCGTTTCGGATCCTGAATACGGAAAATGCTGCCCGGCTGAATGGCCCAGCCCCGGTGGTCCAGCGTCAGTTTAAAACCGCGCAACGGAATCGACTGGGCGTTCAGGTCTCGGTCTGCCAGACGCTGCGCCAGCGCTTTCGTTGGGATGCCGGGGTAATCGACGGATGAACTGACAATCGACCCGGCGGTCTGGATACCGGCGAGGTTATGCGCTCTCATCTTCCCGTCTTCATTCGACAGCGGACTATGGAAAGCGACCACGATTTCGTTAAGCAGGCCGGTGCCAGCGGAAATAGAACACTCCGTGATGTTGACCAGTCCGCTGTCGGTTGTGAAGACCGGCAGGTCCTCTCTGACGTAATCGTCGCGGATAATCTTGATCGTCATCAGCCCGTTGCGCTTGTCCACGAAAATCGTGGCGCCAAGGTGGTCGATGATACTCTGCACGAACTGATCGAGGTTGTCGGTGCGTTTCCACGCCAGACAGATACCGAGGCCTTCGTTGTAGATTAAGTCGGCCGCATAGCGCCAGGCGGCATCATCCATCAGACTCGCAGGGATACCACGACCCCACACGCGATCGGTACAGGCCTGATAAATGATGTGCACGCCATTCATCGCCTGAATAGCGCCATGCTGGGTTTTACCATCGGAGTCGACGTAATCGTCTTCCAGGTTAATCTGGATTTTCTCCGGATACCAGACAGGCCCGTCCCAGCCCTTACGCAAACGACGCACTTTAAATTCCCACGGCTTCGGGTACGGGTTCATCGCTGAAACCATGCCATCGTAATAGAGAGTTACCAGCCCACGGAATGCTGGCGCAAGACCGGGCAGGATCTTCTTCAGCTTTGCCGAGATAGTCTGGTTCGCTTCACCCATATAAAGTTCGGCGGTCCCTTTAATCCCGCCTTCCCCTTTGGTGCCGCCGAACAGGTTTTCAGCGTCGATGTTGAACGACTGGTTACTGGTGAGTTCGCCGCGCCATGCACGCCGGTCGCCGACTTTAATTTCCAGCAAGGCATCCACGGGGCCACGACAAATCCCCATGTGCATTGACAGATAATATTTAAAGCCGACCGTGACTTTGGAAGCCTTGCCCATTAGCTGTCTTTCTCCATCTGGTGCGCCAGCTCAATTACACGGTTCATTTGCGCATCGTTGTAGGTGCGGACTTTCTCTTCGTCCATGCCGTTCTGGAGAGCGTGCATGATCTCCTCATCGGAGAGACCTGCAGACTTAAGCCGGTTAACCAGGCCTCTGCCGCAGAGACCGGCAGCGCGGATGTGTTTAGTCGTGATGATCATATTCTGCCCTTATTTTTTAGCCGACTTGGCTTTCACTTTACTGGTGCGGAAATTGCCGGTGGCCAATACAAACCAATCCGAAATCCACATCTCGCCAAAGACCACCGTCTGCGGAACGCCTTCATCGATCTGCGGGATATTCATATCATCGTAGGTTCCCGGCTGCGGCTGTTTCGGCTTTGGCGCCAGCGCAACAGAGAGGGCAATGCTCACCACCATCATGATAATCATTGCCCAGGTCATCGGTTCCATAGAACCCCCTTAGAAAATCGGGTCGCCAGAAAACGGAGACTTACCCGGCATGTGCGGGATGCCGCCGTAATTTAGCAGATTGTTAAATTTCTTATCGCAGACTTCAGTCACGCGGCTGCAGCCGGGGTACAGGTTGATATCGTCACCCTGTGCCACGCCGTCCGAACGACCCAGCAGCGTGATGGTGTTGCCAATGTGCTCTTTGATTGCCCTGCGGTTAGGCCCGCCGGTCCGACGGTCAATCCACTCAATGAAACCAGCAGTGAAGTAGTTATCACCGAACGCCGACAAATCCGCAAGCACTGTAATGGTGCCAGCGTCAGCCGTCACAACTTTCGTTGTCAGCTTGTGCGCTTCTTTGTTCACTTTGCAGGTTGCCTGGTCATACAGTGCATACGGGCATCCGCGCTGGTAAGTCAGGCGCAGGCCGTTTCGTTTCATGGTAGGCGACAGCGTCATGCAGGTGATTTCTGCCACGCCGGGGTTTGTGAAGTTCACGTTGTTGATGAAGCCGACATAGTTGCAGGCCATCTCATCATCGTTTTCGTGTTTGCGGAATCTCTTCACCACGACGTCATTCACGGGAGGCGTGTTAACGAACAGTGAGATCAGGTCTTCGGTAATCGGCATCCGGATTGTCATGCCATCGGTCTGAACTTCGCCGGTCTGGTTGACGCCGTCGTCCTCAATACCGATCGCTTTGTAGAGGTTGCCACCTGCGGAGATATCAGAATCAGCGCCCGTCCTGTACCACACCTTGTTATCAATTGAGAACTGGTATAGCAGGGACGGACGACCGAGATATGTACTTGCTTCGTATTGATTGTAAGCCATTTGCGCGGGCCTCAGATGTTGGCCGGCGTGCCGTCTCTCCTTTCGATAAAGCCGTGCAGCGCCAGCATAACTTCACATGCGCCGGTAAGGTCTGTCAGGTGTTGAATCTCCACCGTGTCCGACCCTAACCGGCAGTACGGCATGAAGCATAACACCCGGACATTGCTTTTTGCGATATTCCCGATTGTCTGGTCGAGATAAAGATACTCGGTATCGTTTTCAGCCCTGCTGCTGACAATGCGGTTTTCATAGACCGTGCCGTCGTTTGTTTCCAGGTAAATCCAGCGGCGGATGTCCTGCGTCAGCGCGCTGTAATACGAATACCCGGTTCGCTGAACTGCGAGGAAGCCGCTGCTGGCGTCGATGTCCTGCACCAGCGTCATGTCTTCCATCCAGTTCGGCGCATGAAAGGGCATCTGTTGCCCTGCCATTGCGTAAATCAGTTCGAGGAATGAGTAATACTGGTGCGTCCCGCGCAGCTGCAGGGGCAGCGACCAGTCCATTGTTTCCTGATTACCGGCGTCCATTACATACGGCACGCCTGTCTGGTTATCCGTCTGGAAGATAACACGGTCGAATGCGTGCGTGATGTTCTCCCGCCAGTTCGGGCGCAGGTTAATGATCGGCAGGTCGGTGATACCGTTCCGGGGAAACACCTCGCCATCAAATGCCCACGACGGCTGGATGAACGACTCCGCATCCACACAACGGAACCTGATCTGATAATCCGCCGCCTTGCTCATGTAGTTCGTGGCGCTGACCTGCTCATCCACCACCGCCTGACGGCAGGGCAGCAGCTGGAAGTTCTGCCACGACTTAAGCAATCCGCGTGCCAGGGTAATCTTCGTATCGGTTACCGACAGGACCGGCAGCAGCTCATAATCGAAAACGCTGGCGCCACGGACGATCGCTATACACCCGTTGTGGAAGTTCCTGTATTTGAAATCGCCACTGATTACAGTGGTTCCTTCCTCATAGGCTTCTTTGATGAACTGGGTATCGAACCATAACGGGATCAGCACCGGGTCTTTCCCCAGTGCCGCAACAGCTAAGTCCATGACCTGCCTGCGATTATCCAATCCCCGGAACTGCGCTTCAACATACCGGCGCGGGAACCGGCGAATCTTCCTGCGCTGCTCTCCGCCCGATTCCGAAGTGACCACTGTAGTGAGGAACGCGAAGGTCTCCGTCACGCTGTCTGCCCAGTTAGGGCGAGGGAGAAACACCGGCAGACTCAGTGTGCTGTTGCCACCGCTGGGCTTCGTCCCGATGTCCGGCCAGGTATAATCGTCGCCGAAGATGCCGTCAGGCGATGAGATCACTTCTGCACCGACGTTCCCGTCCCGGTAGAACGCAAACCCGATGTAGCCCGGCGTATTGGCAGGAAGGTTGTAGTAGGAGGCATCGAGGCGGTGCCAACCATTAGAAATCAGAATCTGCGGTCCGGACTTAACCCCCTCGACGATAGTCGCGGTAACCGCGACCTCAGAATCCACATACACCGTGCCGCCGTCATCAGACATCATCTTAACAATGTATGTGCCGCCTTCGAAATACTGCCACTTCGACATGTAATACGTCTGGTTGGCCGGTGCCTGATCCAGCCGGTCCTGCGGGTACAGCATCCACGCATTTGACATCGCCGCCGATTTAGCAGCAATGTCCGCGCTGAAGTCCCTGGAGCCTTTAACAATCTTCGTTGCCATGATGGCCCCTTATGAGTTAATCATCTTCTTCAGCGTCGGCAGCTGGCTGCGCATGCCGACAATCATCGCCTGCTGGCCTTGCGGCGTCTTCAGTGCTTCGGCCATGGCCTGACGCTGATCATCGACTGCAATCAGTTTAATAGACTGCGGACCGCCGCTCTTACCGCCATTCAGCGCATGACGAGGATCGCCACGGGTCAGCACCTCTTCGCCTTTCTGCAGAATACTCGGCACCTCGTTAGGCTGAAGGCCGGCTGCCACCGGGTTAGCCGGTCCGCCTGCAATACCGCCTGTGTGATACTTCGGTGCGCCAATGAACGCAGAAGGTGAAATCATTCGGGACCTGCCACCGGGATTACCCGCCATGCCGCCGCCGTGGTTCTGCCCTGCCATTCCTGCCGCCGCTGTGCCAACAGACCCCATTACCCCGCCAGCGCCTGCATACGTTTGCAGGGCCTTCAGGATCATGGTCTTCAGAATCGCCATTGCCAGTTCACGCAACAGGTCGGCGAAGAATTGCAGCATCGTCGTGCCGAGGTTCGCCATTGCATCGCCCCAGCTTTCGGTGCCTGCAATCACGCCTGCCAGGTTATCCGTAACGCTCTTAAACGCGGTGTCCACGCCGTTAAGCATCCCGCTGACCAGTTGAGTGTAAAACGCCTCTGTGACGTGCTGGACGTTCTCCATCTTCGTTTGCATGGTGTCCAGTGACAGCATCAGCGCCTGGAAGGCTTCCGGATCCATTGCCGCCTGATGTGCCATGGCAAACTGCCGCAGCGCATCCACGTTAGCCAGGACCTTCTGGGCGGATTCATCGTACAGCGCATTCAGCTGTTCAACCTTTTCACTTTCGGTGATCTTGCCTGCCTGATAAAGCGCGGTGATCCGTTCTTCCTGCGCCTGACGCTGCGAGGTAGTTGCGGACATCTGCTTCTGGAGGCGGTCGATTTCCGACAGCGCAATCTGCTGGCTGGTGGCTTCAGTGGTCTGCGACTTCATGACATCCACGCGTTTCTGCATGGCCGCCGCGCCTTCCTTATCGAACTTCGCAATCTTCGCAATGCGGTTTTCCAGGTCCTTGTACTGGTCAACTGCCGCTTTGACTGCCGCTGCTTCACGTTCGCCGAAGCTGGTGTTCGGGTCCTGGAAGGTCTGTTTCTTCTGAACACGGGATTCGGCCTGTTCCAGATCCGTCATCGTGCTGCTGACCAGATTGGCTTTCTTGTCTGCCCCGCCATTTCCTTTCTTCGCGTGGTCCGCTTTGTACCGCTCCCGCTCATTGGCTTCTGCCATGGCAATGATGGCCTGGGTTTTCTTCAGCGTGTCGCCGCCGTACTTCTGCGCGGTCTTCAGCTGCTCCGCATACGACTCACGCACCAGGCGCAGACGTTCCTGCAGATTATCCTTCGCTACGCGCTTATCCGCTGCCAGACCCTGCTTCGCCAGCTGGGCCTTCAGCTTGTCCATCTTCTTATTGAATTCTTTCTCGCGGCTGGCTTCCGCGTCGAACCCACCGTCAGAAGTAGTCCGCTTAAACTCGCCGCCTGCCCCAGCTCCTTTCAGGTCACTCTGCAGGTTGTTGACTTTCGTAGTCAGCGTGGCCGTCAGATTGGCCTTCGCCTCATAGTCCGCCATCAGTTTGCCGAAGTCAGCGCTCTCACCTGCCAGGAAATTCTTCAGGTACTGGAATGATACCACCGCATATTTAATCATTCCGTCGACAATCCTGCGCACCGTTTCCGACTGGTCATAAAGAACCTTGCCGATATCGAGGGCGATCAGGATCGTACCGAGAATCGGAATAGCCCTCGACAGGGCTTTCATGGCCACTGCCAGAATACGGGTCGCCACCGTGGCAGTTCCCATTCGTGCGGAATACAGTACCAGTTTCTCCGACATCGAGGTCAGGAAGCCTGCGGCCTCCATCGCACCCTTACCGAGACTCTTGAAAGACCCGCCAAGGCTGACACCGTACTGAATGGCTTTTGCAAATGCGATATTCGCCAGCGCCCACTTAACCAGATCAAGATTGTCTGCAAGGAACTTCGCTATATCTGCCAGGCCCGAAAACGCCGCGCCGAGGTTATCTGCCAGTTCGCGGCCTTGCGGTCCGGACAGCAGTGTCGTCATCTTTTTCAGCAGCTCGGTGTAAGCATCGAGGAAGCCTGAATTACTCAGTGCAAGGTTAAAACGGAACTGAGCATTTTTCATGGCGTTCTGAGTCGCCACGATACCGGTCTTCATCTGCTCTGCGGCATCCTGTGAATCTTTTGCCAGTCCGCGCATGATTGTGATTACTGCATCCGCTCCCAGCACACCGTTCTGCATCTGATTCTTAAATTCTTCCGTGGACAATCCGAGTGCTTTAGCACCTGCCTCATACGCACCCGGAATCTGCTCACCGAACTGGTTCTTAAATTCTTCAGCCTGGATAGAACCTTTCGAAAGCATCTGCTCAACGGCTAGGTAAACAAGGTTCATCTGGTCAGACGTTTTGCCGTAGGCAGTACCGATAGACGTGATGTTCTCAAACAGCTCTTTGGTCTGATCCTGTTTCATCCCTGCGCCGAACGATGCGGCCGAGAATTTACCATACGATTTTGCCAGCTCTTCGAGGTTGGCACCGAAGTAGTCGGCAACCTTGTTAACGTATTCCCACTCTTCGCCCTGCTTACGCGTGTCCTTACCTACGGATACCGCCAGCGCCGCCAGGGTCTGCTGCTTAACGACTGCCGCGTTAATTGCGCTGTTAGCCAGGTTGATGGCACCGTAGACGCCGCCGTATGCAGCAGTCAGTGACAGGATCTCACCGCGAATGCGCTGCACCAGAGAAAGTGCGGTTTTGCCACCGTCGTTGAATGCGCCGAGTCCTTTGCCTGCCTTATCACCAGCAGCACCGTTTTTCTTATACGCTTCAGTCAGCGTGTTGGTGGCATTGGTTACGTTGCGCGTGGTTTCCAGCAGGTTCTGTTCTGCCTGCTGCATGTTGCGCGTGTCAATACCTGCGGCCCGAAGTTGCTGCTGTGTGGATCGCGCGGCAGTCGAAAGCTGATTGAAGTTTTCCGACGCACCCTTCAGAACGGCCTGTGCGCTTCGCAGGTCATTGGTGATCTGTTTGGTATTCGCGCCATTCTGCGTCAGTGCCTGTGTAAGCTCTATAACGCGCTGACGGGCGGTAGTGTATTCCTGACGTGCTCCGCGCACCGCCTCGACCTGCTGGCGGAACGAATCGGCCAGTTGTCCGAGCGCGCTGACCGCCTGTGTCGCATCCTTCAGTTCTTTTACTTTCTGACCGAAGTCCGCAATTGGCCGGCGTGTCTTTTCCACCTGCTTCTGAATGCGTGCCGCAACCTCGTTAATCCCTTCCATTGACGACGTCGCCTGCTTAGACGGGTCGATGATATCGCGGATTTGTTGGGATAGCGGTTTGACGGCGGCAGACATGGATCGGGCGGATGCCGCTGCGCTGGACCATCCGTTAGCCACGGCAATCTGCTGCTGGGCAACAGCGCGTAACTCTTCCTGCTGGCGTCTCAGGTTGTCGGCCAGTTCTTTATCTGCCGCTGACTTCTGCGCATCTCCGAGGTTTTTAAGCGCCGAGGTGGTTTCGTTGGCCGCGGCCACCAGCTGCCGTTCGACTGTCGCCATTTCGCGCGTGTCGATGCCAAGGGCTTTAAGCTGCTGTTGAGAACCTTTAGCCGCTGCAGAAAGCTCGTTATATTTTTCAGCAGACGCCCTTAACGCCCCCTGCGCGGTTTTAAGCTGGGCTGAAATAGCTTTCGTATCCGCCCCGGTCTGCGTCAGCGCATCTGCCAGTGACAGAACCGTACTGCGGGTCGTCGTGAATTCTTGACGTGCTGCTTTAGCCGCATCTACCTGTTTACGGAAACCGTCTGCCAGCTGGGCCAGTTTGCTAATGGCGTCCTGTGATTCTTTAATATCACGAACACGCTGATTAAAATCGTCGATCGGACCGGCAGACGCCTTCGCTTCACTGGCTACTTTTCGAACGGAATCCACGATCCCCTGAACAGTGTTCTTCGCCTGTGCGGACGGGTCAATGATGCCTTTGATTTGCGCGGCAAGGGACTGCACGGAGGATCCGGCAGTGCGTTGTGACTCACCTACACTTCTCCAGCCATTAGCAATCGCCCGTTGCTCATTAGCCAGTTTTTCCAGTTCTTCCCTTTGCCGACGTAGCCCCGCCTGCAGTTCGCTATCTGCTGCAGCCTTTTCGGCCGCCGCCAGTTGTTTCAGATGGTCTGCGTTGCTGACAATCGCCTGGTCGTGTTTAGCCAGCTCACCGTTTGCTTTATCGACCTGGCTGCTCAAACGGGACAACGCGGATTCCGCTTCACCCGCAGAAATACCATAGCCTGCCAGTTTGTCGCTCATCTTCTGCAACCGGTCGGTCTGGGTCTGGACGGCTTTATCCGCTCTCACCCGTACCGCAGTCAATTTCGACAATTCTGCGGCCTGCGACTTCGTTACCTTTTCCTGCTGCGACAGTTTGTTCTGGAATGCAACCTGTGCCTCTGCTGCCTTAACTGCCGCTTCTCTTGTGGCATCGAGGGCTTTCGCCTGGTTCTGAAATGCTTTGACATCCGCCGCCTGACGAACGACAGCTTTCGCTGCTTTTTCCAGCTCCAGATATCCCGCTTCCAGGTCCTTAACCGTCGCCTCTCCTTTCTTAGCGGCGTCACGCTGGTCATTCATGGAACGGGATAATTTGTCGATCGTTTTGGTCAGGGCATCAATGGTCTGTTTTGAATAGTCCTTTGCCCTGATCCTTAGCGTGATGTCTTTGTCAGCCATTTGTCAGACCCTTAATGATATTGGCGAAATGCTTACCGCCCTCTTTCACCATAACGCTCATGGCGGCCGCCTGAATGCCAACGAGCTCGCTGGCCAAGGACTTATTGAGGATTGCCCGTAACTGGATTGCTGTATTCCACATCCGGCCTAACGTGATGGTATCGGCGTCTGGGATGTTATGCGCCTGCAGAAATAGCACGGTTTGGCGCATGGCTGAATACCAGACTTCCAGGCCGTGCCGATCGTCCGCTACTTCAGGAGCGCGTTGATTTTCGGGGCGTGGTCCCTCAGCAGACTCATCGCCACGCCCAGCAGCTTTACCGGTCCACCGAAATCAATAATAGACAGCTGATATACCATCGCCAGTGCGCGTGCCTGTGCGTGCATAGGCCACTTCTGAATGGCTTCCATGTCCTCATCCTCCGTGGCATCCGCGCCAAGGGCAATGACGTCCACCACGATAGCAGGGGCGGTCATGGCGATGTCGGTAAAGAAAGCCGCCATATTGGCCATGCTCTCTTCGGCGCCGGTTGTATCCTTCGCAGCAATCTCCTGATAGTGATCCCATACGGTCATCAGGCGGTCGAGGTTTTCAAAGTTTCGCTGAATGAGGATATTGAGATCCTGAAAGTTGAGGCCGCGGACATCTGCCAGCACGTTGCCATAGCCGTCTTCTACTTCTTTGCGCGGTACTGAATATTGTTTCAAGCCCATCTGATTTATCTCCGGTGTGTGATAGCACGCTTAATCTAGCAAATAAAAAGGCCGGACAAATAGCCCGACCTTTAGTTTTGATGCGAATGTCCGCTGTTATGCAGCAGTCAGGGTCACATTCACCGTCTTCTGCTCATTGGTCGAACCGAGAACCGCGCGTACTGTCGCGTTGCCTGCGGTAGTCCCTTTGACGCTGGTGGTCGCTTTACCCTGGGCATTCGTTACTGCCGATGCCGCAGTCAGGGTCGCGCCGCCCACACCACTGATGGTGAATGCGATATCCTGGTTCTGCAGGGCTACGCCGTTGCCGTCCAAGACTGTGACTTCGATAACCGAAGTAGCCGTGTTGTTAGCGACGATACTGGATGGCGAAGCGGTCATGCTGCTCATTGCCGCGCCGCTGCCGGTATCCGTAACAGGCGGTGCGTAGATCACCTGCAGCGGGGTATTGCAGTCACGACGCAGAACACCGAAGTTAAACGGCAGCGTCTGCCAGTCGTCACCCTTCAGAGCGAAGTCACCGTTAGGCGTCAGAGTAACCATTGGGAAGTAATAGTTTTTCTGCAGGCCTTTAGGGTTATCGGAGATAAAGCGCAGTGCGCCGCGTACCTGGTCATCAGAAGCGATAATCACTTCCTGTGCCTGTGCGTAACGGTTGTACTGGACATATACCTTCGAATCCGCCAGCAGGTCTGGCGCATCGGCTTCGATGTACAGCTCACCAGTTGATGCGTCCAGCTCGAAGTTCTCGCCCGGCAACGCAGACAGGCCGCTGACTGTTGACAGGTCACCAGAGCCGATTGAGATAGAAGCGTTCGCTGCGGCATAGAAGATCTGGAAGGACGAGGCTACGATTGCGCCCAGACCCTGCGGCTCTTCCGGAGAAACGCCCAGCTGGTAGAAACGACCACGCAGAATTTTATTGCCGCTGTTGATCACTTCTTTAACGCCGGTTGCCTGGGAGCGCAGACGGTTATCGATCTTACCGCCGAAAAACAGACCAATGTTGTTCATTGAGATGTTATCGGTGGTGAACGCGCCGCTGCGGGTGTTCTGCAGCATCATCTGATCATCCATCTCTTTCACGCCGAAATCACTTGAGAAGTGGTCCAGTGTGGTGACATCCTGAGTCAGCGTTAATTCCGGCGTGTTGCCCAGATACAGCTCACCCTGATACTGGTTATTAATCAGTTGGTCAAAGCGCAGACGTCCGCGGCCTAAGACCAGGTTATTTTCTTGATTCTGACAAGTCGGCATTTGCGACCCCTCCGTTAATTACAATTAAGATCACGAACCAGCGTAAATCTAACTGGCTGATAGAAAAACGCCGTGGAGGAAACACCTTCCTCCGGCGGTCGCACGACAGCCTGTTCTACTTCAATCCCGCTAATCAGGTTACCCAGCATATAATATTCCGGGTATTGCCCGCCACTTCTGCCTTGTGAACGCTGTGCAGCAATTTTACCCAGCTGCTTTTCCACATCTGCCAGATACCGATACGCTGGATCGAGCGGATTCTTTGGGTCGATTGGCGCAAAGCCCTGAATGAGAATGGTCCAGCTGTCTTTGCTGACCGTCCGGTCTTCAGTTGCCCACAGTGCCACGTCTGCCCGTGGGGCTTCCAGCAGAGCGATAAGGGGTATTTCACTCTCATCACCAAACCGGTTCCGTCCGCGATAAACGCCTTTGGTCTCGGTGTAGAAGCCGCCGTCCTGTTTAATTTCCTGGAGGATTGTCGTTAATCTTTCCAGGATTTGCAATTTGATTAAAGCACTCATTCTAAAAGTCTCGACAGTTGGCGCAGGAATTCCGCTTCAACGAGGGAAGCGAAAGGATCGACGACCTCATCTCGGACGTCGTCAAATACTTGTGCAACAGATGGCCCGTAAAGTAAAGCGACAGAACCTTTCACCAGCCAAGACCGGTGCGTCGTTTTCTTATTGGTTATGCTTTCTCCCGGACCTAGTCGAATCGCCAGGCCGAGGTTGTACTTATCCTCGGACAATGAAGCGCCGGCTCGCAGGCGGACTAACCAGCCCCGTTTGATGTACGTCGTCCGGCCTTTCTTAACGCGGACGCTGACACCTGATTTCTTCGTCGACGAGGGTGAACCGCTGGCAAAACGCGCGAGGCTGGTAGCCCGGTCTCTGGCACGGATAGCGGCTTCAAGATTATTGTCCGTGGCCAGTTTTAAAACGCCGAGGCGGTCACCCGTCAGATAGGATTTATCGAAGTTGATCTGGTCCATCATGTTGTTGCGGATAACCGCCATCCCTTTGCCTTTAACAGTGTCGTTAATGGCCATTCGGGCGGCGGTTCGGGATACGTCAGGGAACTGAAGGAAGTAGGATTTCAGAGAGTCGAGGACTTCGCTGTCAATGATCGGTTGCATGCTGTCATTCCCGTGATACCTGCCAGATAACTTCGACCGGTCCGACAATCGGTTCCTGTGTATGCAACCGGAGGCGGGTGCCGTCTGCCATTACTACAAGCCCGGAGTGGTGTAGCGATATGGCTTTCTCTGCCAGCTCATCCCGGTCAAAAATAATTCTCTCGATACCCTCAATGCTTTCGGCAAAGCCACCGCTTTCGAGGTCGCCTACCAGCTGGATTTTATTGTGCCAGCGGACGCGAAGGCCGACGGGAGCAACGAGATAATCATCTTGATAAGTCGAATCCCCGGAGAACGTGGTATGCACGATCCTCCGGGTACGGCCCTTAATTGACTGCCAATCAAAGGCCGCCATTTCTTACAGCTGCTCTGAATCGTCAGAAGACTTGTCTTCGTCTTCTTTCGCTTTCTTATTCGCGGCCCGTGTCTGCGCGGCTTTCTCGGCAGGCGTCAGGTCTGAATCTTTGCTGGTCGTGTCGATTTTATCGGCGCCTTCGCCCTGATTTTTCTTCACGGAACCATCGTTGTCCGCTTCTTCCGGCAGCGTCTCATTCACCGGCTTACGCAGAGCGTTAGGGTCCAGCGCAGTCAGCGCCGCGATGTCCTCTTTGGTGAAGTTATACGTCTCGCCAGCGGCGACCACTTTACGCTTACCTTCGGGGTAAACGGTTACTGACACATTAGCTACACGTTGCGGCATGATGCGGCCCTCTTAAAATTCGTCTGTTGCAATAAAGGCGACCATCTGGCCGCCCTCGGATTATTACGCGGTGGTCTTAATCAGGAAGGTCGCGTTCGCATCACCAGGAACCATCAGAGGCGCCGACTGGGTCATGAAGAACTCTTCCCATGGGTCTTCCTGTGAAATCCAGTTTTTAGCGAAGATGTCGATCGCTTTCCAGCCCGCCTTACCGTCTTTGATAGCACCGAAGCACTTCACGCCGTCGAAGACAGTCGGTGCGATGCCGAAGACTTCGTTAGGCTCAATGAAGTATTCCTGGGCGTTCTCTTCAGCGGTCAGGTAGGTCGCTTCGTAGATCCAGATGCGAATCTCGCCAGCGCCGTTCAGACCGGAGATACGGCCCACGTATTCCAGACCTTCGAACTGATCCAGCAGACGGGTGACCGAAGTTTCCGAACCGCCGATGTTACGATCCATCAGACCGTTCTGGCCGAACAGCTCTTCGCGGTGACGTGCCAAGAACTGCTGGTACGCGGTGCGACCGAAGTAGGTGTCGACGATGCGCGCACCGGATTCGGTATTAGCCAGACGGCGCAGGTCCGCAATGTCCTGCATCGGGTTCGCCGCAGTCTGTGACCAGTCCGAAATGCGGGTCAGGCCAGCATTACGGTTAAAGCCGACAGTGCGGGTCGGGTACTTCTCGCCACTGATGGTAACGAAACCATCTTTAGCCGCTTTACACGCCAGCCATTCCCAGCGGTTGTAAATGCGGGTCTTCTGCTGCAGAGCGATGTCTGCGACCAGAAGGTCGTGGCGCTGCTGGTTGGTGTAGCTGCCGCCGATCATCGCTTCACCCGGCAGACGCATCAGCGGGGCGTTGATATCGACTTCGTCTTTCTCTTTGATATACGCCGGGCTAAACGCGTCCGCTGTGTAACCGGTGCGACGGTTAATCCAGCCTTGCACGTTTGGCGCCACGAACGGAGCCAGACGGCGATAGTTGTTGCTGACGCGCTCGAAGTAAATCTTCGGCGTTTCAAACGCAATGGTGCGTCCAAAGAAGTTGAGGAACAGTGAATACGGAACCTTCAACTTACGGATCACACCGCCGGACGTTTGCAGGTCCCACGGGTTGATGACTTGATCGGACATGTTAATTCCCCTAAATATTGCCAGCGTGGCTGTTGTGATTAGCCGAGTAAGCGGGCGACGAAGATATTGCTGCCCGGATACGCGAATGCTGCCTTACGTTCAGCCAGTGTGTCAATGGCAGCTGGCCATACAAGGGCTTCGTGGTTTGGAGCGCCTGAATCATACACCTGAATCGGGCCGCCGGAAACAGTTGGCTGCGCAGTGAAACCGACCGGAGTCAGTGCCGCTTCGCCCGCTGCTGCTGCCGGGTTGTATTTGATATAGCGATCAGCCGCTTTATCGTATGCCACGACTTCGTATTTAGCGAAAGTCAGGCCGGTGCCGCCAGCGATGCCAGACGACGTGTGCTTTGGATATTCGCCAGCCCACAGCTGTGAAGGGGCGATCCCGTCCCAGCTTTCAGTGCCAGCCAGGTCATTCGGTTCGTGTTGTAACATTATTGCTTCCTCTCTTAAGGATTAAGGTCGGCTGGTACTGACCGTTACGATTTCATCTCATCTGGCACAAGGGCCATAATCGAATCAAGCGGGCTGGTCGCTTTTTTCTCGCTATCGTTCGGCGGAATTTCCGGGTTAGCGGTTTCATCCATCGCTTTAGCGAAAGTTTGTGCGCCGGTTTTTTCAGCGCTGGTTTTTTCAGGCTTCTGCTCGGTAGCCGGTTTTTCAGCTGCCGGTGCCTGCGCAACCACGATTTTATCGAGAATCGCAGTAGCCTGTTCAGCTGGCATATCCAAATCATACGCCATGAAGTTCACCAGGTCAGGCTGGCTCGCGGCCATGCCGTGCGTGGTGATGGCTTTGATACGGGCGCGCTCGGTAGTTACAGCGGCTTTGGTATCAGGGGCTGTCGCAGCGTTCTGCGGCTTTTGGGTGTTCGCGTTTTCTTCCGGATCCATTTCGTCATCCTCGTCATCAATGTTGATATCGCTGTCGTCAGACAGTCGGGTCATGGCCTGAATGATAGCTTCCGAAGGAGTCTGGATCGCATCAATCAGTTTTAAATCTAACGCCTGTTGAGCCGTAAAACAATCCGCCTCTGTTGCCAGGACAGATTCTAGTGATAAACCGCGCCCCGCGGCAACTGTTTCTGCAAATCTGTTACGCGCTTCGTCAACGCCCGCCTGGAACTTTGCCTTCACTTCAGCAGACAGCTCTTCATACGGGTTGCCATCGACCTTGTGTTTACCGGCATGGATCAGAGTGATTTTGACGCCCTCTTTTTCCAGTGCGGCCGACAAATCGATGTGCATGCACATGGCGCCAATTGAGCCGACGCCACCTGAACCAATTGACGTAACCCGTTTAGCCTGCGATGCCAGCCAGTACGCTGCGGAATAACAGTAAGAGTCAACCACGGCAAGCGTTGGCGTCTGCGCGCTGGCGATAATGGTGCCGCATTCCGCACAGCCTGCGACTTCCCCGCCACCGGAATTCACGTCGTATACGATAAGCTCGACATCCGGATCGAGGTCTGCCGCCATCGTCAACCGGCTGATGTACTGATACCCGGTGATCCAGCCGCCCCACGAACTGCCAAAGCGGTTGATCAGCAGACCCTGAATCGGGATAACGGCGATGCCATTGGCATAAGCGAACGGCTTAGCCTGCGGACCCGGTGAAACACCGAATGCCGCCAGCTGCGTAGGCTTGTAATCTTCTGCCATTCTTTCCAGGTCGGCGCGGTCTTCTGCTGACAGCACGCCCAGCTGGCTGATAGCTGACTGGAAATCGGTTGGACTCTGCAGGTATGCCGGGCGCTGGTGGAAGCGGGTAGCAACCTGTGTCGCCTGACTATTAATTTGCGGCATTGCTGGTTTCCTCTTTGTCTTGAGCGTCATTCTCGTCATTGCCAGTCATGGTCTGCTGACGGTCATTGGTGTTTGGCACAGTCGCAGAGGTGTTGAAATTCAGGCCCGCCGCTTCCATTAATTTTTTCTCTTTCTGCTGCTGGCGCACAACATCCTTGAAGTACAGACCCAGGCGGGCGGCTTCGCGGTCATATGTCGACAGGCCATTAGCGATTCGCATGGTTGCCGCCTGGGTCTCTTTGACCTCATCAATCTGGCCACGGCCTGCACCGATCCATTCGCAACCTGTCAACGCCTGCTTAACCAGCGGAGCATAGAAGATCGAAGGGTCCATCCCGACCGGCATCGGAAGGTTACCAGCATTCCAGTCTTCTTCGAACCAGAGGTCGTAAATATTCGACGCCAGACCATCCGCGACATAGCGCTTCTTCGCTTTCATGCGCTTTTCGGTGCCGTTCATACTGGCACGCGCAGAGGAATAGTTGGTCTGCGAGAAGTCGCGCGCGAACTCTTCATACGAAATACCCAGCGCCGCAGCAATATGACGCAGCAGAGAGATTTCGAAGTTCGTGCCGACGCCGCCCGGTGTACCCAGCGACTGCATGTTCAGTTTAGTATTAGGGAACAGAACGGGAATCTGCGCACCATCAACCGTCAGATTATTCGACCCGCCCATGAAATCCTGCAGGCGTTCGAGATATGAGCCGAGGAAGTTTTCCATGGCACTCGGATCAGCGCCGCCCATCGAGGACGCCAGCATTTCCATTGGCAACTCGGATTCCATGGTTGCCGCATAGCTGGCCTTGATAACGGCGTTCTGCAGCGTAATGTCCTGAAACTTACGGGTCATCCGCATCTGCTTCAGCGCCGACGTCAGCTCTGAAACCGCACGGGTCTGACCCGGCATGTCGCGTTCCATCAGATGAATAATCATCCGCCGGCCCCACGGTTTTTCCGCCTCGACGTATTTCCAGCTGACCTGATCCATCGTGCTGTAGACGTCGCCCATATAGCCGCTGCGGATGTAATAGCCGACAGGGCGCTCCCACATGTTCAGCGCCACACCCCGGCGCAGACGCAGCGTATCCTGTTCGAGATTCGGGTTGCAAAGGCGATCCGGCGCCAGCATCTGAATCGCCGTGTTGAACGGGCGGTCACTATCCCTGATCCACTCGGCAGACGCCAGCACCTCACCAGAGAAAACGTGTGATGCCACGCCCAGGCGAATCATGCCCGTCAGCGTGTCGCGACGTGTCGCATCGAGGAAGTTAGCGCGTGATTCGGAAACCAGATTGAACCTGCCTTCCACCGCCTGCTCGAACTCTTCTGCCCACGTCTCATCAAAGCGCTTATCGATCGCAGAAAGCACATCCAGATTCGGCTGCGAGATCATCAGGTACGCGGCGCCGACAATACTGTCGCGCGATGTATGCAGCACGCCTGCCAGATAGCCATCGTTCAGCAGCATGTCCCGGCTTCGGTCGTCGGCCAGCTTTTTTCCAGAGTTGATAATCGCGTCCGGCGAACCGGAATGCGGTTGCCAGCGAAGCATCTCCCGGGAAAGCACGCGCGAACCTTCGAGGCCGTGACCGACTAAAGCGCCTGTCTGCGGGCGATTAGTGGCGATAGATAGTTTCTTCACGGTGGCCCCTTAAAAAATGAATTTAAATGCGCGCTGCGGTTGCGATGCGGGTCCAACACACGGACACTGCATCAGACGCATTTGCGACAAGAGTGTCTGAATGTACAGACTCAGACGCGGCGCGCTTGCTGCAGTGAATTCCACACGTTCACCATTCTGGTCGACTACCACCCGAACCGCGCCACCCAATACCAGTTGTTCATAGCTCGCACGGGCGTTAGCCAGTTTTTCCGCAAGCTCAGAGCAAGTCAATCCAGAACAGTCAAACATGTTGCCCCCTACGCCATTTCAGAACCCAATTTGCTGAAATCATATCTGGAAGCAGGCGCCCTAACAATCTCGCCCTTCTCCGTCTGGATCTCAACGTAGATGTTTTTATCCCACTCTTCCGCCCACAATGGCGGCCGGTCCCAGTCAATGCGTTCGGAACCAATGTATGTCGACAGGCAGGCTCCGATGCAATAACAGCCTAAGTCCCATGCCTCATTTCGTTCTTTGTTCGGGTTCTCCCAGCCCTTCACAGTGCGCATCTCCACGCACAGTTCCCGGTAGTAATCGTCGCTCAGCCAGTCTGGGTGAACCACCATGCCCCTGCCGGGGGTCATTACGCCCAGGTGATTATCAAACTGGTCTTTGATGAGGTTTGAGTTAAGCAGCAAAACCGGAATATCTCCGCGCGCTCCGGCGAAACGGTCTTTACGCGTCGAATCCGGGTAGCTGATTATGGCGCGAGGCGTGTTCGGGTTAGTGCGCCCTTTGACCAGCAGGAACCTGCCTGACAGATTGTATTCCGGTTGGCATAGTTCACGGTAGTAGTTATAGGCGTTCGCTGTCACCCCCGCACGACCACCGGAGTCGCAGACTGTCAGTTTCACCGCCATTGTCCCCGTAACGCCCTCAAGGGGGTACTTCTTCCGAATAACGTGCCGGGTGATAGCGTGCCAGTCATCGAGGCGAGAAGCCGGGTCCAGCGGCAACGGGTCGTCGCTCTCGTCCCGCTCTTCGCTCTTCCGGAGTTCGTAGCGGTCAATCAGGATCATGTCTGCCGGGGCGCCCGGACGGATGCCAAAAATCTGCACGACAAACCGGTCTTTCTGAACATCGACGGTGCCGATCAGGAAGCGGACGTCGGTCGGAACCGTGCGGACCGGCAGAGAGATCGCGGCGGCTTTAATGCTCTCTGGTGACCGGACATGTGCCATAGACTTCGGCAAATACGGCTGACCCATATCCGTGTTCCAGAACTTCTTCAGCGCCTCTTCCGACATGGTGCGCTTATATTCGTCCTCGGCGTTGAGGTAATAAAACACCAGCTTTTCCCACGTCACGAATGCCGCTGCGGTGCCTTTCAGCCAGTAGGAGGCAATAAGGTTCTCGGACCGATCGCCGGTCAGGTGCCCGTCTTTATCGACGTGCATTCCCTCTGGCACCCAGATACCCCACTGCTGCATACTGCGGCGCTCTGAATAGTCGATGCAACAGCCGCAGTTCGGACAGGCCATCGTCACGCTGCGGGCTTTTTCCAGGTTGGTCTTCTTCGTCTTATCCCAGACCAGATGTTCGAACCTGCCTTCGAAATACTCGTCACAATGCGGACACGGCCACAGCCACAGGCGGCGGTCTCCACGGTTGTACAGGCTGGCAATGCCCTCACACGGTGGCGCTTCATGTTCAGAACGGGCGATCCACTTCGGATCGATAATCGGCATTGATGGCGAGGATTCCGCCACGGTCATCGCCAGTGACCCAAATGTCGTGGTCCTTTTCGCGCCAAGGTCGAACGGGTTACCGTCCCCGCCTACGTCCATCGGGAAGCGGTCATAGTCCGTCATCACCACCCTGCCGATTGGACGCCCCGCCATCTCACCTGGTGCCGGATATGACAGCGACAGGATCGTCCCGTTACGGTAGTGCTTATCGAATACGTTATTGCCGTCACGACCTTTCACCAACTGCGCACCGACTTCCTTGCTGTGCAGATGCAGACGGTCAATACGGCGCATTGAGAAATCTCGTGCCAGGTCTTTCGTCGGGTTGTAGATGATCATGTCCATTGGGTCGACAACGGTCGAGTAAAGAACGGTGTTGATGATCATGCCGTCCGTTTTACCAGTCTGCGCGGACATCATAATCGCGATAGCGTTCTTCTCGCGGCTGGTGAACATGTCCATCGGCTCGACCATGTAGGGCGTTTCGGCGTTCTTCCACTGCCCGATGTACGCACCCGGCTGATAGACATATCGGTATTTAGCGGCGGCCCCAGAGACGGTCAGCCTTTCCGGCGGCGCAATCTTTTCGACTGCTTCCAGGAAGACGTGAAAGAGACTGTCATACTGGCTTTCAGAGTTGGTCATTTTCATCTTCAGCCTCCAACAACCGCGCTTCTTCCTGCTCCAGTGCTTCTTCCAGCGCGCGGCCCAGCGACATGTTCGTCATCTTGATCATGCTGTCCAGTTCCTCCTGCAGCGCCACGCGTTGCTGGTCAGTAAGGATCGCACGTCGGTCGATGGCATCACTGGCCTGGCGGACGGAGGTGATGAAGTTTTTCACCCAGATGCCCAGCAGGGTCTGAATCTTTGATGTCTCCCACAACTGGCCATCTTCCCGGAGAAAGCTCAATCGGGCTCGCTTGCCGTTCCAGTATTCTTTGGACAATAGCGGGGGCAGGTCCTGCGGGTTCATGGTTCGCAGGCGCTCATCAATGAAATCGGGGTCGAAGTCGCAGAGGTACGCGGCGGCTTCCCGCAGCGCGTAGATTTCATAACCGTTTCGCATGCCGCAGGGTTTAACGCCGGCCTGGCGGAGATACTTCATAACCGTCCGCCGGTCGCGCCCGAAGATATCCGACAGCTGCGATATGCTGACGGTTACAAAGATGATCCCGCGGGAAACTTCATCCGGCGCGGCTTCGTTCTTTACTTTGAGGTCTTTGCTGGCCATGACTCACCTTATGATAAAAGCCGTTGCCTGAACTTTACGGCGAACGGCTTTACTTTAGCAAGGTCAGCTGGCTTTCCCGTACATATCATCGAGGAACCGCTGACGCACTTTGCGCTGAATATAACGCAATCGTGACAGAAGTTTCTCTTCTCCTTCTCGTTTTTCTTTCAACGATTCCCAAACCCGCAGATCATAAGTGCCTTTTGACAGGAGCAAATGAACCATCACTTTGTGCAGCTGCCCCTGTCTGTCGAGTCTCCCGATGAACTGGAGGAAGTTTTCCAGGGAGGGGTGCAGGTCAAAGAAACACATGTGATTCGTCGGCTTCTGCAGGTTGAGACCGTGCCCCGCTGACATCGGGTGCGCCAGCAAAATCTGGATTTTACCCGCATCCCACTTCGCTTTGAATTTGCCTTCCTTATCAGCGACCACGGCTTTCGGAAAGCGCTGGGTCAGGCGATCCAGTGACTCTTCCCAGTAGTACCCGACCAGTAGCGGCTTGCCGTCCAGCTGGTCTATCAGTTCTTCCAGCTCATCCAGCTTTTCATCGTGCAGGTGGTGTGCTTTGCGTTTGTTCACCATCTTGCCCACGCGGGTCGGGTGCGGCTCCTTCCACGTTTCATAGACCATGCCCGACGCCATCTGGAGAAGTTTGCTCCACACCGCCGCCGCATTGTCGCCCACGATCTCGACGTCATCCAGTTCGAGCACGCTGGTCTCTTCCATTTCTCGATACTGCCGCTGGAATTTCGACGACATCGGGATGATGTGCGGAACGAAGTGATGGCCTTTCTGGTCAGGAAGGTATTCTTTAGCGCTCATAACCAGTGTGATGTCAGAGATTTTCTTATCGATCTCCGGCTTCAGCTTTTCGATAATCTCCCACTTCTTCGACCAGCGGTTCTGTTTGAAATAGTCATCTCGGTAGTGCGTGATGTGCGTTCCCAGGCGTTCCCCGCCGTCCAGCAGCGCCATCTGTGCAAACAGGCCTTCATAGCCTTCAGATGCGGGCGTTGCCGTCAACTCCACCATGTAATTGATATATTCGCTGACCAAGCGGAGTTTCTTGAATCTCTGTGAGGCGTGGTCTTTGAATTTGCTCGACTCGTCAATGATAACCATGTCGTACGGCCATTTGCGGCGCCAGTGGTCTACCAGCGCGGCGGTCATTTCCATGTTGACGATGTGAATTGAGGCGCGTGACTCCCGGCTACGGCGCAGCACCGCAGCGGTTTTGGTCTCGCGGCGGTCTTCCGGATCATCACTCAATACACAGTATTCGAATCCCGCGAGGTGCCGCCACTCTGAAAGCTGTTCCGGCCAGGTGGTTTTAGAAACACGCAAGGGCGCTATAATCAGCACCCTGTTTACTTTCAATTCTGCCAGCAGGTCGGTCATCGCCGTCCCCGCAGTCACCGACTTGCCGAGACCGAGATCCATCCACAGCGCCACTTTCTTCGCGTATTTTATGAACCAGACACCCATATTCTGATATGGCCACATCTGTTCGCGAACTAACTCGGCCGACGCCATCCTTTCAACGGGGTCGAAATATTTCATGCGCGCCCTCCGGTTTATCGAGCCAGTAAACTTTGATGCCTTTCTCTGCGAACTGGCGCGCACGCACCTTCTGCAACTTACTCGGCTCTTTCCCTTCCTGCTTCACCTCAACCAGTACCAGTTCGCCATTCTTAACGAAACCCCTGTCTGGCATGCCGTTGAACTCCGGACTGACAAACTTGAAAGCAAACCAGCCGTAATACTCCCCGATCTCGACAATATCTTTTTCATTCTTCGACTCCCGCCGGGGCCGGCAATCGTCGAAAGGGTCTTTCTTTGCCATCTCATCAGTCCTTCATGTAGAACGGGCCGCACCAGCCAGCGCCGCCGAGGTGCATGCCTTTGGCCCACTTAATCGGGTCAGTCATGTGCTTCTGCAGCCGCTCCTGCGTGTGGTACTTATCGTCTTTGCGTTCGTGAGAAACGATCTCATCGTGAACGTGCATGACAATGTTGAAACCGTCCGCAGCAGCCCGCATCAGACCGGCTTTCAGAATGTCACGCGCGATAGCCTGAACGATGTTTTCGACCAGTTTTCCGCCATGGGTGAACTGACGTACCCACTTTTTAGTTTTCTGGTCCTGGCCCATGTAGGTGAACTGAAGTTTTGTCCACGACTCGCCATCTGCGTTTGTCATGGTCTTCTTGATCATCTTAGGCTGGTAGTACCAGAGACGACGCCCACTCGGCAGGCGGATAGCCAGGAACGGGGCCTTCCACTCAAATCTAACATGCCCACACTCGACATCTGTCTTCCGCTCGATACAGCGCTGGGCCGCGAACTCCAGATCACGCCAGTATTGCGTAATCTCCGGGCACAGGGTGCGGAACACAGAAACGTGCTCAGCAGATTCCTTCTGCGTCATGTCGATGCCCATGTTCTCGGCGTAGCCCCACAGGCCGGTGCGTTTGAAGTCTTCCGTCTCCATGCCGCCGCCCAGTCGGTAACCGCAGCCGAGCGTTGCCGGTTTAGCCATGCTTCGCTGGAACTTCGTGACTTCGTCGTACTCGATCCCGTAGATGTGCATAGCGAAGGATTTATAGATATCCCTGCCGCTTTCCAGCACCTCCTGAAACCACTTGCAGTTAGTCAGCCAGCCGATCACCACCGATTCGATGGATGCCAGGTCGCATACGCGGAATTCGTAGCCCTCTTCAGCACGGAACGCGGAGCGGATGCACCCAACAATGGCTTCCATTGGCTCTGCCATCCACAGCGCCAGCTCGTCATAACGTCCTTTGCGCAGGCACTCGGTGGTGATGTTGAGTTTCTGGATGTTCCCGTCGGATGGCTCAATGCTCTTCGGCGTGCGGGGCAGGTTCTGCAACTGAACGCGTCGTCCGGCCCAGCGCTGGGTGCGCGTGGCGCCAGAGAACTGAAACGCGAAGCGGAACCGGCCTTCGAACGATGCCTTCGTGATGGTCGAATACTTTCCGGGGCTGGTAGCGCTGGCCCAGCGGCGCTTCTTCAGGACGACAACCGCTTCCGGTTCAAGATTGGCGGCGAAGCGTTTCATCGCTGTTTTGACCGACGCGGATGTCAGGTCGTCGAAGGGATAACCGCGCTTCTTCAGCCAGGGGAGCAACTGCTGCGTCGAGTTGGGGTTAGCCAGTTTGGTTATGTGGCGCAGCTCCGTCAGCAGCTCCTCTTTTCGAATAGTGCGCATCTCCACGGCGTTGTGGGCCATTCTTAGATCAACTGGCACGCCTCTGTCGTTAATCTGCTGGTCAATCGCGTAGAGGCGCCATTCTGACGGCGGAATCGGATACTTCTCTTTGTCGATGCGAACGGCAATGCCCATTTCTGCCACAACGTCCATGACGTTATACAGGCAGTAGAGCATGAACTTTTCTTCGTGATCGAGGGGGTCACGGAAGGTGCGATTGCCATTGGCTTTACGCTGTTTCTCCGGCACCGGGCAGGAGAAGAATTTGATGAGGTCTCCGCCCTCTTTCATCTTCGCGAGATTGGCAGGCAGGCCCATCTGTTGCCCGACCTGATCCAGCGTGCCGGAAAAGCCCATCATGTAGGCATGGCACATGGTGCAGCGCCAGTCGTCATATCCAATGCTGTCGCCGAGGCCCAGCACTGTGCGGGACACAGAACGTTCAAACTGGGCATTGAAGGCGCGCTTCATGACGCCGGGGTCTGTCAGTATCGCGGTTAGACGGCGAGGGAACTCGCCCATCAGATAGTTCCAGTGATACCACTTCGTGCCGTCTTCGCACCAGCTGACCATCAGCACGCGCGAACTATCGTGGTTGATGTATTTATCCAGTCCGTGCTTTTTCAGGTCCTCTTCTGACGCGGTTTCGTAGTCGAGGAATATGAAGTCCGGCAGATCGTCACAATTGTGATATCGCTGTTTTGCGGCAGAGGTGCGAATCAGCATTTCTGCCAGTTCGCGGGTCATTTGGTTGGTTTGCATATTCGATCCTGACGAAAAAGCCGCCCCGGAGGACGGCTTATCAGAAGATGCGGATTACAGTTCTTCGTCTTCGTCGTCTTGCGACGGTTTAGACTTGCTGCCACCCACCGCTTTGTTTGAGGATTTGGCCAGCGCGCTGGAGTCCTCTTTCTCAAAGCCGTCATCATCTTCATCGTCCCACGCGCTTTCGGTGTCGATCGGCTCTTCACCAAATCGCTCATCGTTACGACGCCATTTGACGCTGCGAAGAGAACCGTTTACGCGTTTTGAAGAAACGTTTGTTTTCTTATCAACGTAGTTCTGACCCCACATCTCAATCAGGATGTCAACGCGACAGCCCGGATAGAAGATGGTGCGGATCATCTCGTTTGAGTCGATTTCATCACCGTTCTCATCGAGGATTTCCGGCTTACGGGATTCCGAACACTTGATACGATACACGCCATCCAGCTCTGGGCGTTCGTCCGCATCGCCTTCCAGTACAAACCAGTTAGCTTTGGCGCACTTGCAGTTTTTCGCTTCCATCAGCGCCCGGATTTTCTCAACCAAGTACTTACGGGCGTTCGGCCAGCGATCTGATTCGATCAGGCCTTCGAGACCGTACTTCTGAACTTCAGTACCGTCATCACGCGCAAAAGTCTGCGGCTTATCCAGGTGGGGGTATGAAAGGCGAACGTCCAGGAACTTAATCGGACCTTCTTTGTAGAAAACAACGCCTTCTTCTTTGAAACGCTTTTCGATCGTTAATTTACGGCCCATCGGTTATGTCCTCGGTATGTCACGTTTTATCCGGGTTATCGGGTATCAAAGGCTGTAATCGTCGTCTTCCTCGTCGTTCATAGCTGACTTGAAATCCGATGCCAGTGCAGGCCTTTTATCACTTTCTGGTACAAGGGAGGAAGCGCCTTTGGCCAGGGAGACGTGTGGGTCTATGATCGCCGGTAGTTCTTTCCGTTTATACCCTTTCTGCAGCAGCGCATCTTCAGCCTGCGCGGGGGAGATAAATTCTGTTTTCCACAATTCATCTTCGTCCAGGCCGGCTTTCATCAGCGCTTTTTCCACGTCCGCCACATCTCGGAAATCGCGGAAGTTCTTGCCTTCCACCAGTTTGTAACCGGGTATAGATTCGCCCTTCATGGCGCGCCTCTGCAACTCGGTATACAGAGATTTAAACCAGTTTTCAATCGGCTTTCTGTAGTTGAGCACCTTCGCCAGCTGGGCATTATCCAGCGTCATCGGCGGTGGCATCTCAATGTGGTAGGTGTCTTCGTCAATGTCCCGCTTCAGAGCCTCTGCTTTGCGCGGCGTCAGACGGAATTCGTCGTCTTCCGGGAACCAGAGATTCGTAACTTCCTGCGCCATTGATGCCAGCGCCGGACATGTGCTGCGAACCCGACAAAAGGTACATTGCTTCTGGCCGGCGACACGCGGGGCGTTGAGGTCCCACGCGGCTCTGGCCTTTGGCTTAACCATCTCACCGAAGCCCAGCAGCTCTTCGACAGACAGTTCCCACTCACTCATGCCGCCCAGGCGCGGCTGGCCGATGCCTATCACAATTTTGTCGATGTCGTAAAGGTGTCGAATCTCCATATATTTCGCATACGCGTAAATCAGAAGCTGCGAGTTCTTTACCACTTCGACCTGAACGCCTTTGCCGTATTTGAGGTCTTTGATATACAGCGTTCGTTTGTAGACAGAAGAGAAATCCAGCGTACCTTTCTGGTTAGGCACTGGGGTTAACATCGAAAAATCAACCCGGCTCTCTATGAACTTCCTGCCCGGTGTCATCATGCACCAGTCAACGTACTCTTCAACGTAGGTCATCATCGCGCGGTCAACGCGGATTTCAAACCAGTCGATGCCGTTGTCAACCCAGACCACCGTACCGACCCGATGACTGGGGCGAGTCGCCGTTATCATCCACTCTTCAGCGATTTCGTGGGCGACACTTCCTTCTGCTGCAAAAATCCCGGTGTCATCCGGCGCCAGTAGGTTAGGGATGAGGGAACCGGGACAGGGGATCCATCGGGCAGACGCGGACGGCGAGAATATCGAATGGTCGCCGTCCGCGAATCGCTCGTAAAGAGCGTCGAGTTGATTACAGTTCTTCTTCTTCGCCTGCATCAGCGTTGTTGCCGTCGTCCAGCGCTACGATAGCGGCCTGAATCGCGTCAAACACTTCTTTCGACTTGTCTTCGGTCACGTCAGCGATAGAGTCGAAGCCGTGTTTAGCGACCAGCGCTTTAGCGGTTTTAAGGTCGGTCAGACCTTTGTACTCAACCAGTTTAGCTTTCAGCGTTTCAGCGTCGACCACTTCTGCTTTTTTGCCTTTAGCCGCGGTGGTGGTTTTGCCTTTAGCAGCGGTGGTGGTTTTAGAAGTGCCGGCATCCGCATCAGCGCCGCCAGTTGATTTCAGAGAGCCGCCCGCCAGTGCTGCAGTCAGGGCTTCGATAGCTGCGGTGTTTTTAGCCAGTTCTTGTTCTAAAGACATGTCGTAATCCTTTTTTCTCGGTTGTCGCGGAAATCGCGGGTTTCTCGGTTGTCGTAGCGTCGTAGTCTGCTGCGATGTGGTGAACTTTACAGAACCCGATTTTCTCAGTCAACACCTTTTTATAAAATTTTACCTCGCCTCGCGCACAAACCGCCTTTCTGCAAGGCGCAGCTAACTTTACGCAGGCCAGTATTGTCTTAGATGTCTTAGATAGAGTACCATCGCGCTGCTATCACATAGGAGCGATTACCATGCGACATATTCCTCTACCCGGTTACCTCTCCGGCGCCGAAGCCAATGAGATACTGAATTTCCTCATCGGCCGGGCAAACATTTACGCGTTTAACGCGCGTGACCTAAAAACTTTCGCGCATGAATGTGGTGTACGCGCGGACAATTTATCCCGACATATCCGCGAAGGACGTTTCCCCGTTCCCTTTGCAGAGAAGATTGAAGCCGCATGCGGACGTAATTTCGTCCGCTGGGAGTGGCTGGTAAATCCGGTTCTCTGCATGGAAAACGGGGAGATCTACTAATGTCCAAAACTTCGCTGAAAGTCGTCGGCGAGGACCTGGCTGTCAACGGTTATGAATTCGTCCCGTTACGGAAAAACGAAAAACGACCAATATTTTACGACTGGTCTGCCCTCGACTTCGCTTCTGAATACCAGACGTGGATTAAGCGCCATCCCGATGCGGGCGCTGGGATCATCACGTCAAAAACCCCGGCCGTCGACCTGGATATCCGCGATAAAAAGCTGGTTCAGGAGATGTCCGACTATGTCGAACTCGGTTATGGCTCAGCGCCGGTCCGAATCGGCTTAGACCCGAAACGCCTGCTGATGTTCCGCCTGGCTGGCAAGCCTTTCAAGACCATCAAATCCGTCTGGCTGGATGAGGAAGGACAGAAATATGAAGTCCAGATCCTCGGCGATGGCCAGCAGTTCGTGGCTTATGGTGTCCACCCGGACACAATGCAGCCTTACCGCTGGGTCGAAAACGGAGACCCGTTATCAGTGGACTGGGGCGAACTGCCACGTCTGACTGAACAGCAGGGCTTCGAAATCGTCGAAGAGTTTGACCGCCTGTGTCGAGCTCGCGGCTGGACGCACAAAACCAAACACCGCGAAGACATCACGGACGATTTTGACGACCCCAACGCGGAGTATGAGGAAGACGACTGGGTCAACAAATCGTGGGAAGCTGGCCAGAGTTATGACGGCGACTACGATGAACTCGAACGCAAAATCATGCTGCTGCCAAACGCGGACGATTACCACCAGTGGGTAAAAGTCATCGCTGGGCTGCAGACGGGTATCGAAGACCAGGAACGGGCCTACGACATCGCCCTGAAATGGTCGGCTCAGGCCAACAACTTCGATCAGGATGCCTTCGATAAAAAATGGGAAGAGGGTTTCCGCCACGACCGCAACAAACTGGTCTCGTTCCGTTCGCTTCTCCAGGAAGCCAACGATATCGAGGAACAGCAGCGCGCGGAAGCGGTTGAAAAGCTGATCCCCACGTTCCTCGAAGCGACCAATCGCGAAGAGTGGATGGAAGCGGCCGCCAAATTCCGTAAAGCCAAGGTGTTCGGGCTTGCGCGCCAGGACGTTATCAAGATCGCCGCCGACCAGTATTTCAAAATCACCGACCGTAAACTTTCGTCGGGCGAGATCAAGAAATCGCTGGCATTCCGCGTCGACCCTGACGATATGCCCGGCTGGCTGATGCCATGGGTGTTCAATACCGCAACGGGCGACTTCGTCAACATCCGCAATGGTGCCGTCATGAAGGTGCAGGCTTTCGACCTGTCCATGAAGCGCTACATGTCAGGTGACGACGACCTGACCCCGACGAAACTGGCGATGGAAGTGTTCATGGTGCCGACCATTGAAGGCGTCATGTACAACCCGATCATGCACGGTAATCTGGCCAACTCGGAATGGAAGCCGGTGCGCGAGTGTGCGAATCGTCCGGAATTCTTCCGCTTCTTTGAGTCGGAGAACATGGCGTATTCACCGGAAAACGGCAAAGTGTTCCTGAACACCTTCCGTCCTGACACGCTGATCGATATGCCGGAAGAATACTCAAAGCGCGACCTTAAAAACGTTAAGCTGATGAAGGACTTCTTCGCCGTTCAGTTCCCAGACCAGCGGGAACGCGAGTATGTGATGGAGTACTTGGCATGGGTGATCAAACATCCAGGCCGGCGCATCAACTACGCGCTGATCATTCACGGTTGCCCTGGCTCCGGTAAGACCATTCTGTCAGAGATGTTCCGCTGCATTCTCGGCGATGCCAACGTGGGCGCGGTCAGCAACAGTGACCTGCAATCCTCGTTCACCAAATGGGCAGAAGGCGACATCGTTAAGTTCGTGGAAGAGGTCTCGGTAATCGGCCACGGTTATGACGTCCTGAACAATATCAAGGACAAAATCACTAACCCGATTATCTCCGTCCGCCGCATGCGGGAAGACTCCCTGAAGGTGCAGAACACCGCGTCTTACATCATGGTGACGAACGACCCCGCGGCCCTTCCAATCGACAGCAACGACCGCCGCTATCTCATCGTGGCCAGTCAGTTCCAGGACAAAGAGCGCGACCTGGTTCCGTTCCTGAAAGAAGAGCCGAATTTCTTCAAAAAGTTCGACCGTGCTTTCCGCCAGTCGCCGGGCGCCATGCGTAAATGGTTCAGTGAATACTCGTTCCGGAAGGACTTCAAACCGGACGGTGGTCATGCCCCTGTCGACACCAAAGCGCGTGAAAGGATGATCGATATGAGTAAGGATGAATTCACCGATAACGTGGTTTCGTCAGTGGCAGATCTCGACGTTATGAGCGTCACGGCCGAACTGATTTTCATGCCCGATATGCTGTTATGGATGGAGCGAAACGTAACAGGTTTCAAAGCGCCGACCAGTCGATCGCTGTCCCGAAAAATGGAAGCAATTGGCTATTACAAAGTCGGGGCGGGCAGCACTGGTCAGGTCAGATATAACGGATCTAAGGGCAGCTGTTACGCAAAGAATCCGAAGCACTTTGAACAGATGAATGGTCTCGCGGACCCGGATAAGATTCGTGACCACCTCGATAAGCACAATGCGAAATTTGACGGAGACGACGACGAATTCGATGAAAACGATCTGCTATAAATTCTGAAATTGGCCAATTTCACGATTTACGCCCTGGAGAAATCCGGGGCTTTTTATTGGTGACGGTGGCGCCCCGGCATTTTTTCACGAAAAATTCCGCGATTTTTTACCACTGAAAACACCGCTGTCTTAGAACTTTCGAAATTCTAAGACGCAGTTATCTTTTTGATTTTACAAGTAGAAATGGCCCTGTCTTCGGTGTCTTAGATATGTCTATATTCATGTGTGAGAAATAATATATGTAATGTGATGTGAGATGAAATCGATATTACCTATATAGTGATAGTCTTATTTTTCTAAGACATCTAAGACAACTAAGACAATAAGAATATAAGACTATAAGAACTAAAGAGATTTCTGCTGTCTTAGATCTTGTCTTAGATCCTCTGTCAGCCGGAATTCTAAGACAACACTGCTGCCGTGGCTGGAAAACGCCCGTGGAACCATAGGCCGATCCGGGAATTCTCGCAAACCGCGGCTCAGCGCCCC